TTTTTAATAACCTCATCTACAAATTCATCAGTTGACTTTACAAATTTATCGTAGTAATCTCTATGCCCTTGTTCTAAGACAAAATATCCTTTTTTAAATCCGTGTTCTTTACCAGTTTTATCTTTAATAATATGTCCTTTTTCAATTAAGTGTGCGTGAGGCATATAATTATAAACTCTAATACAATCATCTTCTTCATTGTATTTGTAGTATTTTCCACGTTTAAAACCTCTCATATAATTGCCTGTTTTAGTCTTTACTTTAGCTTTAGCAATCTTTTTAACCACACTTTTTCATTTATTACCTTGTTTTTGTAGAAATTTTTTAGTTTCATTCGGATATTTCTTAGCAAGTTTTAAAACTTCTTTTTCAAGTTGCTCTAATTCATCTATTGTAAAGCCCTCCATATCATTACTCCTCCGTTCTTACACAAAAAACTTCTATGAATTGATTATCTTTAAAATCTCTGTTGAAATAGATAACTTCGTACTTCAAACCCTCAAATAAAAAAAACCAATCCTTTTTTATACCTTGTATGGATTTTCTCCTAAAGGTAAATTTAAATTGGTGTTGATTATTTTCGGTATTTGCTTCTCCATTCTTAACACTTGAGTTAAGAGGTAATATTTCACAATAAGCACGTTTCAACAATTCAGGTGTAGTGTCATTCTCTCCTAAATCGTTTACTAATACTTTCATTTGATAAACTTCAACTAAATGTCTTAATCTTTTAGTAATATTAATCATAATTACCACCGACTTGCAATTGAGTAATCATACTTCTTATAGTATAGGTTAAATCTTTACTTTCAGCGTGTTCTCTATTGTCATACCAATCCTGTAACAACACCAAAGCAATTATTTTAGCCCTACTTTTAAATTTATCTTTTTCAACTTTAGTATCAAAGTCATCTATGGCGTCTTTAAGATAATCCACAGTTGCAACCAATAAAGATTGCAACCACAAATCATCATCGTCGTAATCAATTCTTAGATAGTTTTTAGCCTCATTTAAAGTCAAAAAATTATCCATATCGACTACTCCTTATTATTTTGTAGCAAGTTCTAAGTAAACCATCGCTTTATCATCAACTTTAGCAATATCAAATCTTTCAATCGCTCTCATAAATGTAGCGTTTTTAGTAAATCCAGCCTCAGTTGATACAGCTAACTCTAACCCCTCTCTATCAAAGAATGTGATAAACTCAGTCATATCTCCGACAAAAACAGGTGCTTTAGTTGTATTCATTGGTAGTAATTCATCACTTACAACCACAATTTTTCTACCTTTAAAGATTTTTTGTGTTGTATTTTGTAAATTTATTTCAAGTAAGGGTCTATTTTGTTTATCTGTTAAACCATCTAAGAAATCAAAACCTGTTTGGTTAGTGATGATTACAGCATTTTCTGAAATAGCAGGGTCTAAATCTATGTTTAATGCTTTACTTATTCCAGTGTAATCAGCAACAGCTTTTGGTGTTAAAGTTTTCAATTCAGCTATAATCTTTTTGTTTTCAGTATTTACAGCTTTTTTAACAAATCTTTTTCCAATGTATCCTGTTAAATTTGCATTTTCATCAGCTAATAATGTGTTAGATACAGGAATTATATCTCCATAGTCTTTAACTTTATACTCTATTTGCCCGAAATCTATGTCACTCATTGTTATAGCGTTTAATTCATCAAATGCTATTAATTCACCATTAGAATTTTTTTCAATTGGTTGTTTTCCACTTAACGATTTAACAGGTTGAACGTTACATAATGTCTTTAATTCTACCTTATTTCTTCTTAACTCTTTTATTTGATTGAATTGTTCCACAGGTACTAAATATCCACCTTTTCCGTCAGTTGCTTCAACTTGTCCAGGTGTACCCACAGCATTTAGGAATTGTCTTTCTTCATCTGTTATAGGTTTTCCTAAAACAACTCTATTAAATAATCTATTTGCGTTCATTTCATTTTTAACATTTACTTGTGTTTTTTCATTCATAGCTTCTAATGCCTCCTCAGTTTCCACTTCTTTAATTTTATTTTCTAATTCTTTAAATGCAGTCAATTTTGCGTGAGCGTCTTCAATCTTACCCTCATCTTTAAGTGCTTTTATTTCATTTCTCATTGCTTCTAATTCTTTTTTCATTTCTATTGATTTTTTCATTAATTTAACCTCCTATTGATAGCTCTATTTCTATCTCTTTTTTTATTTTTTCTAATCTAGCCAATTCCATATCCTTTACACTATTTGTTAGAGATTCAGGAATATGATTATATTTTTGTTTAGTATCTACTTTGTTTAAATAGATAGGGTTATCATCTACTTTTACATTAAAGTAATTTAGACAATCCTTACCAGTAAACCACGTTTCAGCTTTCATTAAGTCGTATATTTGTTCTTTTGTAACACCATCAACAGCTTTTTCCATATAGGTATCAACGATACCCTCTTCGATTTTTTCCATTACTTCCACTTGTTTTAAAAAATCATCTGCATTACCAAACAAACCACAACTAACTCTATGTATCATCAGATAAGCGTTGCTAGGTATCACTATTTCGTTACAACCAAAAGCAATTATAGAGGCTGAACTTGCTGATAAGCCGTCAACATAAGCAACTGTCTTAGCTTTATGATTTTTTAACATATTTGAGATTGCCAATCCTGCAAATACATCTCCACCATAAGAGTTGATATGTACGTGTACTTCTCCTGCGTCTTTTAAAGCATTTGCAACATCTAGTGGATATACGTTTGGGTTGTTTAAATCAAAAAATTCATAAAAACCATCATTATCACTATCACTAACTATATCTCCATTGATATAAATTTCAGTAACATCTGCTTTATTCTTTATTTCTAACCACTTCTTATCCATTTCCACCTCCTTTATCGTATGCAATTCCTAATTTTTCCAAAGGCACATAACTACCATTCATAACTATTACATCTCCACCATCTACTGGTGGTAATCCTACAAGGTTTCTAGCCTCATTTATTGTGTAAACTCCACTTTGAATAAACTTAGTAATACACTCAGCTTGTGTTTTTAAATCACCTTTCAAAATGCTACTAACGTTAAACTCAAAATGTAATCCACTCAATCTCTCTTTTTCAGTTAAGAGTTTTAAGTTAAACTCCTCCTCATACAAACTTAAAATATAAAGTAGAGTATCAACATAAAAACTTAGATTTTGCATTTCTGAGTTAGAATAACTTGATTTATCGTAGTCATTAAGATGATTGGGTTTTACTCCAAAAGCACCTGCTATCTGTAATGCAGTGTATTTCTTTAACTCAAAAAATTGACTATCACTAAGTTTTAAATCAAGAGGTACTAAATCCATACCCAAAGGTAATGGAAATATACCACTAGGATTGGAATTACTATTTATAAACTCTTGCATAGCCTCTAGCATTTTCTTTTGATTTTCCTTACTCAAATCTCCAGTATATTTCAAAACCGCTTTAGCTGTTAAACCACGTTCATAGAGATTATTTAGGTACTTTTGACTTGCTTTTACTCCTGTCAATGTAGTTGCTAAGGTTTCTCTAACACTAACTCCAACTATTCCGTCTTTACTTAACCCACCTTTTAAATGCAATACGTTTTTACTATCAAATACATACTGTTTTCCATTGTGAGTATATTCGTAATATAATTTTTCTTCTCCACTAAATAATTTAGCGTTATCAATCAAAATTCTCACATTTTGAGGGTGCATAGGATACATACCAACCAATTTACCACTGTTATCATAAGACAAATAAGCATAAGCATTTCCGTGATGATTTCTCCACGTTTCCAATAGTGTCATCATCGGTGTAGATGTCATAAATGGGTTAGGAGCAAACTTTAATTTTTGTAATGCTTCGTGGTCTACTATCCTGTTATTTTTATTATCTTTCAAGTGAATTGACAATTTACCAACACTTTCACTCAAAACTTTCAAGCAGGTATAATATGTGATTTCAGATAAGTCATCATTTACATTTATTCCAAAAAATTCCTTGAAATTCATTGTGTTTATTGGTGTTGTGTTCTCACTCTTATTAAAAAATCTCTTAAATATGTTCTTCATCTACCCTCCTTTCGTAAATACTTTCAACCAATTGTCAACCAATTCGTCATTATTTATAATTTCTTCTTTATTCAATAACATTATTTTCCAAGCGTCCAACACAGCGTCCACTGGGTCAATTCTGTTTTTTTGTGATTGTTTATCAATTTTTTTCTCACCAAAACTATTAGATGTAGTTGTTGCATTAGCTAAACTCCACCTTAATAATTCATTTTTCTTGTCATACATAACTTGTAATGCCTCAACCGATAAAGCAAAATCAACAGTTGCGTCATTTAAAGACTTGGCTGATTGTTTAACCTCAGTCAAATCACAACCTAAAAACTCTAAATCAGCTAAAAAACTTCCTGCATTATGAGCGTCGTATCCACATTCAAGGACATTCAATTCATATTTATCAATAATCTCTTTTAAATGAGATATAATGTACTTGTAATCTGTTTTCATTCCAAAAGCACCAGTAGTCAAAGTCATTAAGCCTTTTTT